GGTAAAGTGCGAGTGACAATTGATGCGTTTGATAATCGTAAAGACAAATACTTCTTTCATAGGTTATCTAGAAAGTATGATAAAGAACAGCTTGAGCAGTTTCTCATTGCTAACTTTCTCCACGACCCCGGTGTTTGGATTGGTAAACTACTAGACGAAGAAGCGAATACTCGATACGTAGAATATCAAAAGAATATACAAAGCTTATCTTATATATTTGAAAATGAGTGTAGAGAGTTGTTTTCTATGCTAGAAAATCCAAACGAGATACTAAAAACTTCAGGTGAACATCCTGTTCTATTAAAAAAAGCATTACGAGGCGAAGTGTCTATTCAAACATTACACATACTAAATTCGATATTAAACTTTTTTCCAATGTGGAAAAGTAATATTATAGACACCATTGTTTGGCCAAATTATGAGAAATTAATTTCAAACTATAGCGGTTTTTTGAAGTTTGATTTAACCAAATATAAGTTGATACTGAAAAAGTGCTTGACTTAAGTTCTAATAGTGCTATAATAATATGTAAACGAAAGAGAGTATAAATTGATTAGAAAAATATATTTAGATATGGACGGTGTTCTGTCTGATTTTGAACGACGTTTCCGAGAACTTTTTAATATTGAACCATCTTCTGTTAGAAAAAACAAACAATTTTCAGAACACTGGACTATGTTTGTTGAAGGTAACAACTTCAATAGCTTAGATTACCATGACGGTGCATTAGAGCTACTTGATTATCTTGCAAATAAAAATATTGAGATTGAGATTTTAACTTCAAGCGGTGGTGAGAAATATCACGATATCGTTGAGAAAGATAAAATTGTCTGGTTATGTGAGCGAGGTATTCCTTATCATCCTAACGTAGTTTCAAATAGAAGCAAGAAAAAAATGTTTGCTGAGCCTGATGTGTTGTTGATTGATGACCACGCAGACAACATTAAACAATTTTTAGAAGCTGGTGGACAAGGTATCTATCATAAAGATGTAAAAGTCACTATCGCTAGATTAGAAGAATTGTTAGCTTAATAAAGATATAAATACATGGTTGATTGATAATTTCAGTCAACTTAAATAATTTTAACTATAGACTTGCAATCTATGAAGTCTATGGCTAAAATATCATTATGTAATCTGTGAATAAATTACATATATTTTTTAATACATTTTTTATACGAGGTAATACTATGTCAGATTTTTCAAGTCTAAAACGCAATCGAGATGGTCTAGATAAACTAACCAAAGCGATTGAATCCACAACACAAAATCCAAACACAAACTCAAGAGATGACGACAGATACTGGAAACCAGAAGTAGATAAAGCTGGTAACGGTTATGCTGTGATTCGTTTTCTTCCTGCACCAGCAGTTGATGGTGACGAAGCTCTTCCTTGGGTTCGATATTGGGACCATGGCTTTCAAGGCCCAGGCGGTTGGTATATCGAGAATTGTTTAACAACTATCGAAGGTAAATGTCCAGCTTGTGAACATAACTCTACATTATGGAACTCTGGTATTGAAGCCAACAAGAAAATTGTTAGCACACAAAAACGTAGACTACACTATGTTTCAAATATTCTAGTTGTATCAGACCCAGCTCATCCAGAAAATGATGGACAAATTAAATTGTTCACTTTCGGTAAGAAAATCTTTGATAAACTTACAGAAGCAATGAATCCAGAATTTGCAGATGAAACTCCATTGAATCCATTTGATTTGTGGGAAGGTGCGAACTTCAAATTAAAAATTCGTAACGTAGAAGGTTATCGTAACTACGACAAATCAGAGTTTGCCGACAAGTCACCAGTGCATGACGGTGATGACGCAAAATTAGAAGCGTTATGGAAAGCAGAACATTCATTGACATCAATAGTATCTAAAGATAACTTTAAATCCTATGATGAATTGAAAGTTCGATTAGATAAAACTCTAGGCTTTTCTGGTAATCTAGCATCAACTCCTATGTCACGAGCTGACCAAGAAGATGATTTTACATCACAGTTTGAAGAGAGAGCACCAAAAGTGCAGTCACCAAGCACTCCTGAAATTACAACTGGAAGTGACTCTGATGACGATTTAAACTTTTTTAAATCATTAGCTGAAGAATCATAATCTTTAGATAGGTAAAGGGGAGCATTTAGCTCCCCTTTTTTTATGCCTAGAAACCTTGTGCTGCTCTAGATTTGAATATCGTCAATAGATCATCGTTGTATGGTGATGCCATACCACCACCCGTCACAGAAGTGTTGTTAACATTAGTAATATTGGTACCAGTTGTCGTTGAAGCCATAGCTTGAAGAAGAGCTGATAATATTTCAGTGAAATTTTCTTCTTTTTTGTCGTCTAATTGTTTGCTTAAATCTTGTGTAGCTTTTGTATTTTTATCAACAGCATTCTCTAAAGGTTGATTAGCCAACGCAACACGCTCTGCTATTTCTTTTTCTATGTTAGCTGGTCGTTCAATGTCTCTCACGAATGCTTCAATGGCTTCTTCCATAGTTTTTGCTTTACTAAAACTTTTTGATTTCTTAGCCGCTTGAATTGCTAAATCAATATTGAAATTGGGGTCTTGTAGTTGTTCTACAGAGTAGCCAGAACCTAATCCACCCTTTCTATTCATTTGAAATAACCCAACACTATCTTCTTTATTTGTTATTGGAGATCGTTCTTTAGGATTTAATCTTGATTCATCAAATGCGTTAATAACTGCGGCTTCTGCTTGCTCGGCCGTAAATCCTGCTTCGATAAATCTTTTCCTGATTAATTTAGCCATTTCACTATTAAGATCTTTTTTAGACATGGCTGTAGGTGATGTGCTGGCTTTTTCTGATGAACTATTTTGTCTGATTGGTTCTGGAAACAGAGATTTAGCTTGCTCTTTGTATTGTTTAAATCTTTCATCAAATGGTTTCATACCAGATTTATAAGGAAACTCAAATGGCGTACCTTTTCTATCCTCAATCTCTTGTCTATTTGCTTCAACAATTTTTCTAGTATCTTTAATGGTATTTTCAAAAGCACCTATGGATTGATAAGGAAATCTAGAATCTTTCGGTGTTTCGGTCAAACCCTTAGCTTTCATATCTGCTAAAATCTGTTCTTGTTCAGCAAGGTCTTTCACCGCATTATCTCTACGTCTATTCGCTAATAATTGTCCACCACCATATAAAGCACCTGCCGCAGCACCAGCGGTAGCTCCTGCTGGTCCTCTTAGTGAACCCCCCACAGCGGCACCAATCACAGTATATAAGCCCACTGTATTATCATCTAACCACTTATAGAATATTGCTTTAATATCTTTCCCTATACCCACAAAAATATCACCTACAGCCATAAATGATGCAGTAACATTAATCATAATATTGTTGTATAGTTTCGCTATTTGATATGATATCTCGTCTGCTAAATTTTTCCATTGTTTAATTATGAATGCTAATCCGTCATTGAATCCTGTGGTATTGAACGCGTTATCAAGATAATCAGCAACTTGTTTAAATACAGAAGGTCCATCTTTGTTGTCTGTTTCTTTTATGCCAAAGAATGATGATATCGATCTTGCTATTGAATTGCCTACGTCTGCAAATTGAGCACCAAATTTATTAAAATCTAAATTATTAAACATAGCAGAAACTAAAGAACCAGCAACAATTGATAATACAATACCGCCCATTCCTAATACACCCAAAGAGGATGCAATACCTTTAAGTATACTAAAAGCACCCCCAACAACTGTTCCTAATCCAGAAAAAATACTACCTATAATCGCCCCAGTAGTACCGAAAGGTGCTCCCAACCCACCGAATATTGCACTGAATAAACCTTGATTACTTTTACTTGTTGGTGCAGAAGAAGTAGTTTTTTTAGTTTTTTCTGGTTTATCTAGTGCAGATTCGTAAGAACTTTCTCTTTCTTTTGATTTTAAGAATTGTGCATCAGCCCTTGTTGCGGCAGTGCCTACAGTTTTCTTAGTTATTTTAACGATATTCTGACGCATGATATTCATATCACGAGCCATACCAGGCAATACCATGCTATTTTTAGCCATGATAGAAGTATTAATTCGAATTACATTTAAAGACTTATCATCGAGTGATGAAGTATTGGCTGAAACACCAGCACCTTTACCGCCTTTTCCACCTTTATCTGAATACTTGTATGCTTTACCAAAAGAAGATTCTAGCATTGCACCTAATATGCCAGATTTAGGAAATAATCTACGTAAGTCGGAACGTTCTTTTGCTCGTTCTGACGAAGCTGAACTTAGAGAAGAAAATGTTCCTTCTCCGCTTGCAGTTTTTTGTCTGTAAATTTCTTCAAATCTACCTCTTTTTATTGCCATTTTTATTTCCTAGCTTGTTTTTGTTGTTCTAGTCTGTTTTTTTCTTGTTCTAAGAATTGCACTAATAAAGACATATAAATTTCCCTTTCCCACGGCATCATATTTTCTAATTCAGTAAGACTATATTTGTGATGGTGCATTAACGAAAAATTAGTCTTGAAATAGTTATTCAAATTTTCATGAGAAAGGCCTAGACGAAAAAATTCTGGATACCCTCTATCTCAATATCTTCATGATGTCCGCATTTATTACAATGAAACACGACTTCTTTTTTAACTTTAGGCATCGTATCAAAAAACTCTTTAATCTTATCTAAGTGTTCTTGTCTTAATCCATCAATGAACTCAAATATTTCATCGTCATTAAAATCTTTAGAATAATATATTTGGTCTTCATCATAAATGTAATCAATACATTTTGTTATTAATCCAAAAACAATATCATTTTCGGACTTATCCGCCATCGACTCAATCATTTCAAATGTAGGATATTTAAACACAATACCTAATTTATCTGATAATTCAACCTTACTAGAATGTCCTTCACCAAATATAGGGTTTATTTCTAGTACGTTTACTTCAATATCTACGATGTTTTCGCAATGTTTGTCTTCACCATCCTCATTTTGTCCCACTACGTTGTTACATTTATATTTAACTTTAACAACTTCGCTCACAGACCTTGCTCTAAGATTTAGAAATAAAAACTCCAAATCAAATACAGGTAAAGTTTCAACATCAATTTCATCTAATACACAATTCTTAACAACTTTTTTGATTGAATCAACGACATCTTTAACTTCTACTGATTCTGACGCCATTAATAATAGTTTTTGTTCTTTAACTAAGAACGGTCTAAATCTAACTTTCTTTTTATTAGAAGGTAAAACACATTCATATTCGGGCACATCAATTCTAGGTAAAGCCATAGTAACTCCATTAATAATTAAACAAATAAATCCTGTGCTAAGTTATCTCCAGCACGTTGAAGAACTCTCTCACCAAAAGAACCAAATACTGCAGCGACCGCTTGAGCAATATCATATTTTCCTTTGTATATAACTTTATATTTTTGATACACAAACCTAACAGACACGCGATGAAAGTTATCGTCTGCCCAACTAACCGTTTGCGGTGCAATACCGACTGGAAAAGCGTCAACGAGTTCGACTGCGTATATCTGCTTAATAAAATCATCATATTGGACAATTTTAATATTGGTCATGTATCTTGTTGCTTCATCTTTAGAAAAACGTAGATTGTTTGTGTCTGGTGGCATAATGCATTCTAACCATCTATCAAACAGTTTTCTTTCGTAGAATTCATTGGTGCAAACAAACGTTAGTGTTATCTCATCGTATTGTGTTTGATATGGGACTTTATATGTTGGTCCATATACTTTAACGTCTGTAGTGAGAATTGTTTTACCAGGTAACTCTGTTTGCTCACATTGTAAAGCTAGATAACGCGATATTGTAGGACTAGACGATTCTTGACCTTCTGAAACACCTTTGTTAAAAGCATCCGCTATCGTTGAGTATATTGAATTAGGTAAATTAATCAACTTATCTAAAACACTTGTAGACACAAAGCTACCTACATAAGTAGGTATAGGTAATATCACTTCAAAACGGCTAGGTTTTGCTAACCCAGACTTCGCTTTGATATTAGATAAAAATAAATTAGGACTAAATGACATTAGAATTGTTTCCTTGATTCTGCGTAAACGAAATCTTTGTTGGCTTTTTCGAAGTTTTCTGCTGGTAACAACACGGCAATATCCCACTCGTCAGCATTTATTTCTAAAAACTGACTTTGCACATGACTATACAAATAACGTTTTACGCAAGCCGAGAATTGGTAGTGTTTGGATGCTCTAGCCAATAAACCATAACTCAACCTTAATCTAGTGGTTGAATCATATTTACTGTTAGTTGCATACTCACTTAAACTATCCAATAACAATAATCGTTGTCTAGGATGAATATAGTGTAAATTTAAACCAAGAAAACCATCTGGGTAATTCTCGATAGGTATCACAAGAGGAAACTTGTCGTAATATTTCAGAGTATCTTTAGTTTTTGGATCGTAAAAGTAAAAATACATTTTACCGATAATAGGCATTAAAACTTTACGTTTATTATCTCGCATGACAGTTTGTCTAGCATTAGCAAGGTCTTTTACCTTTTGTCTAATCCATTGACGAGCACGACGAGATCCTGATTGTTTACCAGTATCTTGTAGTTGGTCTTTTAGTCTATCTATTAAATAAGCCATGTTATATTTATAAGACTAAAACAAACCTAAATGTTTTTCAGTGACAACCACAAACTTCCATCCGTGTTCTTCGCAAAACTTATCAGCAGCTCTCCACTTTTCTTGATTGATTGCGTATGTTGCCGCTTCAGTGATAAATCGAGATGTTTTACGTTTCTGTGTTGGCATTTTAGTCTGTGAGTCTGGTTTAACTTCAATGACATAAGTCATCACTGAACCATCTTTGCGTTTCATTTGAGCAATGAAGTCGGGAAAGTATCTATGTTTTTTATTATCTACAGGACTAACGTATGGAATAACAAGCTCTTCAGAATTCCACCAAATAACTTCAGGGTGTGAGTCGAGCCATTTCATTACTCGTAATTCCCAACTAGACCTATAGATTATATTACCAACATCACCTCGATACTTTTTGGGTATTGTTGGATGAAATCTACCTTTGTATGTTTTATGTCCAAAACTCATATAAATATATAGTCAATCTAAAAGGATCAAGATGTCATTATTCAATCTAAACGAAGTATCATTCAAAGAAGAGGATTTGTCTGGTAAAATTAACCAAGGCAACTCAGTCCTCAAATCTATGTATATGAATAATATATTTAGATTTCCGGAAGATATTGGTAATTATGACAAGGGTCATTACATGATTATCAATATTGGTCAGCAAATTAAAACTAAGTATAGGTCTGCTGACGGCGATATGGGTCCAATGACCGTTGAAAAGAATTTAGGTGCACTACAACAAGAGATGGGAACATCTATCAATGCTGTTTCTGCGGGGACTAAAGTGTTGGGTGAAGCGGTATCTAGTGGAGTAGAATGGGGTAAGCAAGTAGTTGATACATTTAGTGTTGATTCAGTTAAAGTTATGCCTCTTACTGCGAATAGTAATAATACAGGCGCTCGTAAAATAATCAATGATGTGTCTTCCCAATTACAAAAGCCTAGTTTCCTCAGAAC